TGGGCACGCCAACCACGTTCGTTGAGGTGAACCTCAACGAGGGGCAGCGCGACAACCTGTACGAGTACTTCAAGAACATCAACCCGATCACGTTCCTGCCAGGCCGCGGGCTCCTGGTGCTCGGGCAGAAGACGTCGTACAACGCTGCCTCGGCCCTGGACCGCGTCAACGTTGTGCGGCTGGTCATGTACCTCCGGCGCGGGCTGCGGAAGGGCGCCTTCCCGTTCCTGTTCGAGCCCAACGACAAGATCACCCGCGACAACGTCAAGGCCATGGCCGATGGGTTCCTCAACGACATCATGGCGAAGCGCGGCCTCTATGACTTCGCGACGCTGTGCGACGAGACCAACAACACGCCGGACCGCATCGACAAGAACGAGCTGTACCTAGACGTGGCGATCAAGCCAGTCAAGGCCGTGGAGTTCATCTATATCCCGATCCGGGTAGTCACCACCGGCGCCAGCATCTAACCGTTGACCAGGTTTTCCCTACAGCTAGCTAAGCGCGCCACCGCGCGGCCCGAGGCCCTCAAGAGGGGCCTCGGGCGCTGAGCCTTACCAAAACCAAACCACGGAGTTACCACCATGGAACAGCTGCTGCTTGATCTCTTCGCTGCCAGGGACGCCGCGCACAAGGCGCACCTCGCCACGCGGTCCTTCGCCGTGCACGTCGCGCTAGGCGAGCTTTACGAGCGGCTCGTCGAGCTCGCTGATGAGGTGGCGGAAGTGCACCAGGGCAAGTACGGGCTGCTCGCGCCTAGCCCCACGCCAAGCGCGCCCAAGTTCAGCGAGCACGGCGCCGACGCCGCGGGCCTCCTGCAGGCGCTCGCGGCCTGGGCCGAGGCAAGCCGGGCGGCGTTCAACCCCGCCGATACCCACCTGCTGAACATGTGGGATGACGTTATCGCGACCATCTACCGTGCCAAGTATAAGGTGGAGCAGCTGAGCTGAGCGCCACGGCGCAGCGCAAGGGGGCTAGCGATTTTTAACGCTAAAATTAGTCACTTTCGTTAAATAAGAAGTGCGACAGCAGGGGTTAGCGATGGCTGCCCTAGGGCATCACCTTAAAAAGATAAAGGAACCATCCGCATGGCAACTCTCTCTCAAATGGGCATCCCTGGCGCAGGCTTTGGTGTCCTGCACCCGAAGCAGCGGAACCGCTGGCAGGTGACGTTCGTTGGCCTCGGGCGCCTGGTGGCAGGCGCGGAGAACCTCTCGCGCGACATCACGCGGCAAGCGGTTAACCTCACCCGGCCAACCCTGCAGTTTGAGGAGGTGCCGGTGCACCGCTACAACTCGGTGGCCTACGTCGCCGGCAAGCACTCCTGGTCCACCATGAACCTGACCGTCGAGGACGACGTGACCGGCCTCGCGTCGGCGGCGCTGCAAGCGCAGCTCGAGACGCAGCAGCGGCTGATCGGCGCCGACTTGCCGGGGCAGTGGCTGAACGCCTCGGCAACTGGCTCGGACTACAAGTTCGGTACGATCCTGCAGATGCTAGACGGCAACGAGGGCGTGCTGGAGACGTGGAAGCTGGAGGGGTGCTGGATCATGAGCGCCAACTTTGGTGACCTGGACTACAGCGATGGCAACGCTGTGCAGATCCAGCTCGAGCTGCGGTTTGACCACGCCCGCCACGAGCTCAGCGGTCAGGGCTACGGCACCGCGCTGAACGGCAACATCTAAGCCCGACGCGGGCTTCTTCCCCCAACGGCGGCCGTGATGCTTCACGGCCGTTTCTTTTTTAGGATATGATAGGGTGGGTGCTGCCGTCATAAATAGCCCCTACGAAGCCCACGAGAGCCCAGCATGCCAGCTAGCTCGCTTAAGCCCACCCGCCACGTTCCCCAGTTCAAGGGCCTGGCCCACTCCGTTGAGGAGCTGCTCGCCTCGATTAAGGGCGGGCAGTTCACGCTAGATGGCCGCCACCTGGTGGTGCCGCACAACCTTGACGTCATCGGGTACCAGCTAACCTCGCTGATCGGCTGCCCGCAGGTAGTAATGGGTGGGTTCGACTGCAGCTGGAACAAGCTCCGAACGCTGGAGGGCATGCCAGCTAAGCTTGGGGGTTACTTCTTCTGCGTCAATAACGTGCTCTACGACCTTAAGGGCTCGCCGCGGCACGTGAAGGGCAACTTTTGCTGTGACGGCAACCCCCTGCTTACCCTAAAGGGCGGCCCGACCCAGGTCGATGGTAACTACAGCTGCTTGCGCGTTGCGCTGCTCAAGTCGCTGGAGGGGTGCGCTGAGGTGATTGGCGGTAACCTTCTTTTCGACACCGAGCACCTTACCTCCTTTAAGGGCGGACCGCGGTTGGTCAAGGGCAACGTGGTTTTGATGAGGGCTTTTAAGCTGGTTTCGCTTGAGGACATTCACCTGCACCTGCCGGAGGTGCACGGGTCACTTGAGCTGTTGGGCGCCCCGCTCAAGGAAAAGGTCCTTGGGCTCTTAAAGATCAATGGCCTAAAGAGCGTGAAGCTTGATAACAAGCGGCTTGAGGCCATCCTTAACCGATACTTGCCTGAGGGCAACCTCCTCGCGTGCGCCCTGGAGCTGGTCGAGGCAGGGTTTGAGGAGCAGACTAGGCTATGAAGCTCGGCAAGGTTAGCTCAAACAAACCTACCTTCGAAGGCAAGGCGCGCTCAGTCAGGGAGCTTATTGCCTCTGTTAGGGACGGCCGCTTCACGTTGGACGGGCGTCACCTGGTAGTGGAGAACAATCTTGAACTCGATGGGCTTAAGCTTACCTCCCTAATCGGCTGCCCGCAAGTGATCAGAGGCTATTTTACCTGCACAAACAATAAGCTAATGACGCTGGTGGGCGGGCCAACTGAAGTTGGCGGGGACTATCACTGCAGTCGCAACCAGCTGGTTACCCTCGAGAGCGCGCCGCAGCGCATCAGTGGTAACTTTATGTGTGATTACAACAAGCTGCCTTCTTTAAAAGGAGGACCAATTGAGGTAGCTGGTAGCTACGGGTGCAGCTATAACCGGCTTACATCCCTTGTTGGCTGCGCGCAGACCATCGGGAAAAACTTAATAGCCGGTGGTAACAAATACCTTACTTCCCTTGAGGGGGGACCACGTTTTGTTGGCGGGGGTGTGTTCCTCGAGTTCTGCAAGGGCCTTACTTCTTTACAGAATGTTCACCTGCACTTGCCGGAAGCACTTGCTATCTTCCTCTCGAGAGTTCCCAGAGTTCCCATCACTGGACCCCTGCTTGGGCTTTTGCTCGTCAAGAACCTAAGGCGAGTTGTGCTGGATGATGATAGGCTCGCAAGTATCCTCAACAAGTATTTGCCTGGGGGCAACCCCCTAGCGTGCGCCATAGAGCTGATCGAGGCAGGGTATGAGGAGCACGCTAGGCTATGAAGCTTGTTGAGGTTAGCTCGAACGAACCTGTCTTCAAGGGCAAGGCAAGCTCAGTCAAGGAGCTAATTCTCTCTATCAGAGACGGCCGCTTTACCCTCGATGGCAGCCATCTCGTCGTGGCGGGGAATTTCTTATTGGTAAGCAACCAGCTAACTTCCCTTATTGGTTGCCCGCAGGTAATCAAAGGCAGCTTTAGCTGCCGGCACAACCTGCTTAAGACGCTAGAAGGCGGGCCAAGGGAGGTTGATGGTAACTATGATTGCAGCTACAACGAGCTTGTTTTTCTCAACGGCGCGCCACGCCACATCAAGGGCGACTTTTGGTGCGATGATAACCCGCTACCCTCCCTTGAAGGCGGACCGGAGCTAGTTGATGGGAGCTATGACTGCAGCCGAACCAAGCTTACCTCGTTGGTGGGCTGCGCGCGAATCGTCAAGGGAAACCTGTTAGCTGGCAACAAACACCTTGCTTCCCTCGAAGGCGGCCCGCGCTTTGTTGGTAAAAAAGCATTTTTTCAGTTCTGCAAGAGCCTCACCTCTATAAAGAATATTGAGTCACACTTACCCCAAGCGCGTGGCCTTTCACTTGAAGGAACTCCAATCTCTGGGCCATTGCTCGGGCTCCTGCGTGTCAAGGGGCTAAGGCAGGTTGAGCTGGACGATTACAAGCTTATGAGCATCTTGAACAAGTACCTGCCTGAGGGCAACCTCCTCGCGTGTGCTCTGGAGCTGATCAAAGCAGGGTATGAGGAGCAAGCTAAGCTATGAACCCACCAGCCGTTCGCCACCAGTTTAAGGGCAAGGCCCGTTCACTCGACGAGCTGCTGCGCTCAATCGAGCACGGCTGCTTCACGCTCGATGGGCGAGACCTAATGGTTGATGAGGCGCTTAACCTGAGTGGTCTCGGGTTGCGCTCGCTCGTTGGTGCTCCCCAGGTAGTCAGGGGTGCTTTCGACTGCAACCGCAACAGGCTCAAGACGCTCGAAGGTGGGCCAGTAGAAGTTGGCGGTAATTACAGCTGCAGGGAGAATCAGCTCGTCTCCCTCAAGGGCGCGCCGCGGCACATCAAGGGCAACTTTAACTGCGGCCAGAACGCGCTGCCAACGCTCGAGGGCGGCCCAGCGCTGGTGGAAGTGAATTACATCTGCGACAAGAACCGGCTCACCACGCTAGCTGGCTGCGCTGAGGTCGTTGGCGCGATGCTTGGCTGCAGCCAGAACGATGAGCTACGCTCGTTAGCGGGCGCCCCAAGGCGAGTTGGCGCAAGCGTGCTGCTTAACAGCTGCCGCTCGCTTACCTCTCTCGAGGGCATTCAAGAGCACCTCCCCGAGGTGCACGGGCAGCTGGTCATGCTCATGGTTCCGCCCCAGAAGCACGTGCTTGGTGTGCTAAGGATCAAGGGGCTTAGAGCAGTGATGCTTAGTGATAGCAAGCTCGAGGCTATCCTGAATAAGTACATTCCTAACGGTAACCTGTTAGCCTGCGCGCTGGAGCTTATCGAGGCTGGATACGAAGAGCAAGCCAAGCTATGAAATCGGCTAATGTGATAGTGCACCACGGCGTGTGCGAGTCTTTGGGGTAAACCACAGGAAGTAAGCCCAATGAAATTAACTGAAATCAATAACAATAAAAAACCGCAAAAACCGCAATTCAAGGGCGTGGCGCGTTCAATCGACGAACTACTTGCCTCTATCAAGAACGGCAGGTTTACGCTTGATGGGCAAAAGCTGCGCATACGTGGGGACCTTTCACTTGAGGGGCTTGGGCTAACTTCTCTTTTTGGTTGTCCACAATACGTTGAGGGTTCCTTTTCTTGCAGTCAAAATAAGTTGGAAACCTTGGATGGTGGACCACGGGAAGTAGGGAAAAATTATGATTGCGCTGAAAATCAGCTTAGGACACTAGCCGGAGCACCAGAGAAGGTAAACGGTAATTTTGAATGTTGCATCAACCGACTTGTTAACCTAGAAAATTGCCCAAAGATTATTAATGGAGATTTTAATTGCGCAAAAAATAAACTCACATCGTTTGTTGGTTGCGCAGAAATTATCAAGGGCGAATTTAATGCTAGCATTAACCAAGAACTTATTTCACTTGAAGGTGCACCTAAGTACGTTGGTGATAGTGTTTTTCTTGAAGATTGTGATAAGCTAACATCTATTAAAGACGTGCATCTTTATTTTCCAGAAGTGCATCATACGTTTACCTTAGATATTAAAAAAAATATGCTTGGGCTTTTTAAGATACGTGGCTTAAAACATATTATCACTTTTGATGACGAGCTTGATGATATCTTAAACACACATCTTAAAAGTCGTAACATTATAGCCTGCGCGTTGGAGCTTATGGAGGCTGGATACGGAGAGCAGGCTAAGCTGTGAACTTGAAGTTGAAGTGTGTAATAAAGAAGTGAACTAAGCTATGAAACTAGTTGAAGTCAACAATAACAAGTTGCCGCAGTTCAAAGGTAGAGCTAGATCAATCGGCAAGCTGATAGATTCTATCGAAGACGGCCGCTTCACGCTGGATGGGCGAAAGCTGGTCGTACGTGGTGATTTTTTTCTTAAAAATTGGGGGTTAACTTCTCTCCTTGGTTGCCCGCAATACATTAGTGGTGAATTTGATTGTTCAGATAATGATTTAGAAACACTGGAGGGCGCGCCACAAGAGGTTGATAGCTTTATCTGCAGAAACAACATGTTAATTTCTCTTGAAGGCGCACCACAAAAATTAAAGGGTACTTTTGATTGTAGTTACAACAAGCTAAAAACACTTATCGGTGCACCAAAATTTGTGGGTTGCAATTTTTATTGCGTCTACAATGAGCTCGAAACGTTAGAAGGTGCACCCCAAAAAATAGGCTATAGCTTTGACTGTTCTAACAACAAACTTCAAACATTGAAGGGAGCACCACAAAAAATAGGTTTTGATTTTTATTGTGAATTCAACAAGCTTAAAACGCTAGAGGGCGGACCTATTAATGTAGGCGGTAATTATGTATGTAACAATAATAAGTTAATTTCTCTTAAGGAGGCACCGCACATCGTTAGCGGTGATTTTGATTGTAGCAAAAATCAGCTTACTTCGTTACAAGGTTGCCCGCGTACCATTGGTGGTAGCTTGTATTGTGAAAAAAATAAATTACTTACCTCACTCAAAGGCGGCCCACGTTCTGTTGCTGAGGACGTTTACCTTAATGGTTGTACTAATTTGACTTCTCTCCAAAACATTCATCTTTACTTTCAGAAAGTACGTGGTTTATTTGACCTGACCAACACCAGCGCTAAAGAGCACATGCTAGGGCTCCTGCGGATACGCGGACTACAAAACATTGCCCTCAGCGATGCAAAACTTAAGGCTATCTTGCGCAAATATCTTGACGGGAAAGGTGACCTTATAACCTGCGCGCTGGAGCTTGTCGAAGCGGGGTACGAGGAACATGCCAAGCTATGAAGCTAGTTGAAGTCAAAAATGAATGCCCTCAGTTCAATGGCGAAGCTGGCTCGATCAAGGAGCTGCTTGCTTCTATCAAAGACGGCCGCTTCACGCTGGACGGGCGAAAGCTGGTCGTGCGTGGTGACCTTTTATTCGAGCGGCGTGGGTTAACTTCCCTTCTTGGCTGCCCACAGCGTGTGCAGGGCGACTTTAGCTGCGCGTACAATGAATTAGGAACACTTGAGGGCGCACCGCAGGAGGTAAATGGTAACTTTAACTGCAATAACAATAGGCTTCAAACATTAGAGGGTGGGCCACAACAAGTAAACCGTAATTTTAATTGCAGCATCAACAAGCTCGTTTCTCTTAAAGGCGCACCGCCGGAAGTAAATGGTAGCTTTATTTGCAACAACAATAAGCTCCAAACGCTTGATGATGCGCCGCGGGTTGTAGGCAATAATTTTTATTGCCACTCCAATCTGCTCAGGACACTAAAGGGCGGACCACTACATGTAAACGGCAACTTTGATTGCAGCTACAACCAGCTCAAGACGCTAGAAGGTGGGCCAATTGAGGTAGGTGGTTCCTACGACTGTAGCTATAATAAACTTATCTCCCTTAAAGGTATGCCGCATGCCATTAAAGGCAACCTTTGGTGTCGCAACAATCAACTGGTTACGCTTGATTATTGCGCTGAGACCATCGGTGGCGGCTTGCATGCTGAACATAATAAGTTGCTTACTTCTCTTCAGGGTGCGCCCAAGTATGTTGGTGAGAGCGTTCATCTCGATGGCTGCGTTAGGCTGACAACTCTCGAGAATATCCATCTTCACTTTCCGGAAATTCACGGTGCATTCATTTTTACCAATGCGGGCAGCTATAAAAATGGCATAAAAAGCATGCTTGGGTTTCTTAAAATACGTGGGCTAAAAAACATCATCCTTGATGATTTTAAACTTGCCGATATTTTATGTAAACATTTGAAGAATGGTAATCTTTTAGCCTGCGCGCTGGAGCTTGTCGAGGCAGGATACGAGGAACAGGCCAAGCTATGAAGCTAACCGAAGCCAGCAGCGATACTACGCAACAATTTAGGGGCGAGGCACGCTCTGTGGAGGAATTGATAGCTTCTATCGAGAACGGCCGCTTCACGCTAGACGGGCGAAAGCTGGTCGTGCGCGGCGATCTTTCGCTTGGGTGGGCTGGGTTAACCTCTCTCCTTGGTTGTCCACAACGCGTGCAAGGCGACTTTAGTTGCGCGTTCAACAAACTAGAAACGCTAGAAGGCGCGCCGCAGGAAGTAAATGGCAGCTTTTATTGTAGTGACAACGTGCTGAAAACTTTGGTTGGTGCGCCACAGGAGGTAGGCGGCAGTTTTAATTGCGCCCGCAATCAACTCAAAACGCTAAAGGGTGGACCACGACGAGTTGGTGTTAGTTTTAATTGCGTTAGCAACAATTCCGGAGGTGCGCGGCACATTCAACTTTATCAACGTAGGCATTAATGAGCATATGTTGGGGCTCCTACTAGTACGCGGGTTGCGGGGCATAATCCTTAGCGATTTCAAGCTTAGAGCAATCTTGGATAGATATCTTAACGGAGGAAATATTCTAGCCTGCGCATTAGAGCTTATCGAGGCAGGATATGAGGAGCAAGCTAAGCTATGAAGCTAACTGAGGTCAGTGGTAACACGGCCCAGCAATTTAAGGGCGAGGCGAGCTCAGTTAATGAGCTGCTCGCCTCTATCGAGAACGGTCGGTTCACGCTGGACGGGCGAAAGCTGGTCGTGCGTGGTGACCTTTTATTCGAGGGGCGTGAATTAACATCCCTCCTTGGTTGCCCACAGTGCATATATGGCGACTTTAGCTGCGCGTACAATAAGCTAGAAACGCTTGAGGGCGCACCGCAGGAGGTAAATGGCAACTTTTATTGTCATGATAACACGCTAAAAACTTTAGTTGGTGCACCGCAAGAGGTGGGTGGCAGTTTTAGCTGTTTTACAAATAAGCTTAAGACGCTAAAGGGTGGACCGAAGCGGGTGGGTGGTAATTTTAACTGCTTTAGCAATCTGCTTAAGACGTTAGAGGACGGGCCAATTGAGGTAGGCAACACCTACGATTGCAGCCGTAATAAGCTCTTCTCCCTTAAGGGCATGCCGCACGTCATCAAGGGCAATTTTTGGTGCACCTACAACATGCTAACCTCGTTTGATGGCTGTGGGCGGAGGATCGAGGGCAATTTATATTGCGGTAACAACATGCTGCTTACTTCACTAGAAGGCGGGCCCAGCTACGTTGGTAAGAGCGTTCACCTCAATGATTGCCCCAAGCTGACCTCTCTTCAGAACATTCACATCCACTTTCCAGAGGTTCATGACTCATTCAACTTAACCCACACGGGCCTTAGGGGACATATGCTTGGGCTCTTACGAGTACGCGGGCTAAAACACGTTATCCTTAACGATGCTGAGCTTTCGGCTATCCTATCCAAATATCTTGGTGGAAACATTCTGGACTGCGCGCTGGAGCTTATCGAGGCAGGGTACGAGGAACAGGCCAAGCTATGAAGCTAACTGAAGTTAGCAGCGGTACGGCGCAGCAATTTAAGGGAGAGGCGAGCTCAGTTAATGAGCTGCTCGCTTCTATCGAGGATGGGCGCTTCACGCTGGACGGGCGAAAGCTGGTCGTGCCTGGTGACCTCTTGCTTATGCGGTGTGGGTTAACTTCTCTCCTTGGTTGCCCGCAGCACGTACAAGGTAACTTTATCTGTACATACAATAAACTAGAAACACTTGAGGGTGCACCACAGCAAGTAGGCGGTCACTTTATATGCTATAGGAACCAGCTCAAGACGCTGAGGGGTGCGCCACAGCAGATAGACGGTGGTTTTGATTGTAGCTTTAACCAGCTCGAGACGCTGGAAGATGGACCAATTAAGGTTGGCAGATCCTATAGCTGTAACAACAATAAGCTCATCTCTCTCAAGGGCATGCCATCTAGCATCAACGGTGATTTTTCGTGCGGCAATAACCTACTTACCTCATTCGATAGTTGCGCGCGAACCATTAAGGGCAACTTGTACAGCTTTAACAACAAGCTGCTTACTTCTCTCGAGGGTGGGCCAAGTTTTGTTGGTAAGGACGTTCGACTAGATAATTGTCCCAGATTGATTTCTCTCCAGAACATCCACCTTTACTTTCCAGAGATACGCGGTTCATTTGAACTTATCAATACTGGCGTTAAGGAGCACATGCTGGGTCTTCTATTGGTGCGCGGGCTGCGAGACATCATCTTAGACGATGCCAAGCTTGGGGCCATCTTGCGCAAATACCTTAACAAGGGCAATTTACTAGTTTGCGCACTTGAGCTCGCTGAGGCAGGATATGAGAAGCAGGCCAAACTATGAAGTTAACTGAGGTCAATAGCAACAACGCCCCGAAGTTCAAGGGTGAGGCACGCTCGGTGAAGGAATTGATAGCTTCTATCGAGAACGGCCGGTTTACGCTAGATGGGCGAAAGCTAATCGTGCGTGGCAGATTTTCACTTGTAGACCTAGGATTAACCTCCCTCCTTGGTTGCCCGCAACGCATACATGGCGATTTTAGCTGTGCATTCAACGAGCTGGAAACGCTCGAGGGTGCACCGCAAGAGGTAAACGGCAGCTTTTATTGCAACAACAACAAGCTGAAAACGCTAGCCGGCGCACCGCGGTTAGTAGGCGCTCATTTTATCTGTTACGAGAACCATCTTAAAATACTAGAGGGTGCACCGCAGCTGGTAGGTGGTGGCTTTAATTGCAACAGCAACCAGCTCAAGACATTGGAAGGCGGACCAGTTGAGGTAGGCGACTTCTATGACTGCGGTTATAATGAGCTCAGCTCCCTTAAAGGCATGCCACACCTCATTAAAGGCCGCTTTACATGCCATAATAACCTGCTCACCTCCTTGGTTGGTTGTGCACGTATCATTAATGGTGAATTGCATAGCAGCAACAATAAGCTGCTTACTTCCCTTGATGGTGGGCCGAGCTTTGTTGGTAACAACGTTATCTTTTATGGTTGTACTAAGTTAACTTCCCTTCGGAACATTCACCTTCATTTTCCGGAGGTGCATGGCTCATTTGACTTTACTGACACAAACGTTAAAGAGCACATGCTAGGAATCTTGCGGGTGCGTGGACTACGTAACATTACCCTTAACGATACCAAGCTTGGGGCTATCTTCCGCAAATATCTGAACGGGGGCGACTTGATAGCTTGCGCGGTAGAGCTTATGGAGGCAGGGTACGAGGAGCAGGCTAAGTTGTGAAGCTAACTGAGATCAACAACGAAATACAGCAATTCAGTGGCAAAGCGCGCTCGGTCAAAGAACTGCTCGCTTCCATCAAGGATGGCCGATTCACGCTTGATGGGCGAAAGCTAATCGTGCGCGGCGATCTCTCGTTAACGAGGCTGAGACTAACCTCTCTTTTGGGTTGCCCGCAACGCGTGTACGGTGATTTTGATTGTTCGTATAACAAGCTAAGAACGTTGGAAGGTGCACCGCAAGAAGTAAAAGGTAGCTTTAGCTGCAGGAATAATATGCTGACAACGTTGGCCGGTGTGCCGCGGCACGTAGGTGATTATTTTGATTGTAGTATCAACCTACTCAAGACATTGGAAGGCGGGCCATTTAAGGTAGGCGGCTCTTATGATTGCAGCTTTAATAAGCTCAGTGTCCTTAATGGGATGCCGCGCGTCATAAAAGGTGATGTTTTTTGCCACAACAATCAGCTCACTTCGTTCGAGGGCTGCGCGAGGACCATTAAGGGTAGCCTGTACGGTCATCATAACAAGCTGCTTACTTCCCTCGAAGGTGGGCCTAACTTTGTTGGTAGAAACGTTAAACTCACCAACTGCCAAAAGCTGACTTCACTCTATAACATTTACCTCCACTTTCCAGAGGTGCGCGGTTCGTTTGATTTTACTGATACTGATGTTAAGAAGCACATACTTGGACTCTTGCGTGTGCGTAAGCTGCAGGGCGTAGTACTTAACAATAAAAAGCTAGAGGCCATCTTAAATAAACATCTCAACGGGGGCAACCTTCTAGCCTGCGCGTTGGAACTCGTCGAGGCGGGGTATGAGGAGCAGGCCAAGCTATGAAGCTAACTGAGGTCAATAGCAACAAAGCCCCGAAGTTCAAGGGCAGGGCGCGCTCGGTAGAGGAACTGATGGCCTCTATTGAGAATGGCCTGTTCACGCTGGATGGACGAAAGTTGGTCGTGCGCGGCGATCTCTCGGTTGGGCGGGCTGGGTTAACTTCCCTCCTTGGTTGTCCACAGCGGGTACAAGGTAGCTTTAGCTGCGCGTACAATAAGCTAGAAACGCTTGAGGGTGCGCCGCAGGAAGTAGGTGGTCACTTTATGTGCTATGGTAACCAACTCAAGACGCTAAAAGGCGCACCACTACAGGTAGATGGCGGTTTCGTTTGCAGCGATAACAAGCTCAAGACGCTAGAAGGTGGGCCAGCTGAAGTGGGCAACCATTACATCTGCAGTAATAATAAGCTCGTTTCTCTTAAAGGCATGCCGCGTATCATTAACAGTGATTTTTGGTGCTATAACAATCGGCTTACTTCATTCGAAGGTTGTGCACAAACTATCCGAGGTAACTTATATTGTCAAAAAAACAGGTTGCTCGTTTCCCTTGAAGGCGGGCCCAGCTTTGTTGGTGGGAACGTTCACCTCTCTGGCTGCCATAAATTGACCTCCCTCCAAAACATCCACCTTCACTTTCCGGAAGTTCACGGCTCATTTGATTTCGTCAATACAAACGTCAGGGAGCACATGCTTGGGCTCCTGCTGGTGCGTGGGTTGCGAGATATTACTATTAATAACGCCAAACTTTGGTCTATCTTGCGCAAATATCTCAACGGTGGTAACCTTCTAGCCTGCGCGCTGGAGCTTGTCGAGGCGGGGTATGAGGAGCAAGCTAAGCTATGAGGCTTACAAAAGTAACCACTAACCACCAGTTCAAAGGCGAGGCCAGTTCTGTTGATGAGTTACTAGCCTCGATTAAAAACGGACGGTTCACGCTGGATGGGCGAAAATTGGTTGTGCGTGGTAACCTTATGCTTGTGAGGCGAGGTTTAACTTCCCTCATTGGTTGTCCACAGCGTGTGCAGGGTGATGTTAACTGTGCGTACAATAAACTAGAAACCCTAGGGGGCGCACCGCTGGAGGTAAGTGGTAGCTTTATTTGCAACAACAATAGGCTTAAAATGCTGACTGGTGCGCCACTGCTAGTGGGCGGCAGTTTTATCTGCTTTCACAACCAACTTGAGACGCTTGAGGGTGGGCCACGACAGGTGGGCCACAGCTTCAATTGCAGTAACAACCAGCTCAAGACGCTAGAAGGTGGGCCAGCTGAAGTGGGCAACCATTACATCTGCAGTAATAATAAGCTCGTTTCTCTTAAAGGCATGCCGCGTATCATTAACAGTGATTTTTGGTGCTATAACAATCGGCTTACTTCATTCGAAGGTTGTGCACAAACTATCCGAGGTAACTTATATTGTCAAAAAAACAGGTTGCTCGTTTCCCTTGAAGGCGGGCCCAGCTTTGTTGGTGGGAACGTTCACCTCTCTGGCTGCCATAAATTGACCTCCCTCCAAAACATCCACCTTCACTTTCCGGAAGTTCACGGCTCATTTGATTTCGTCAATACAAACGTCAGGGAGCACATGCTTGGGCTCCTGCTGGTGCGTGGGTTGCAAAACATTGCCCTTAGCGATGCAAAACTTAAGACTATCTTGCGCAAATACCTTAACGGGGGTAACCTTCTAGCTTGCGCGCTGGAGCTTGTCGAGGCGGGGTATGAGGAGCAAGCTAAGCTATAAAACCCACCAAAGTCAGTAATAGCAAAACGCTATTATTCTGAGGTAAAGGCGCCCATGAAACTGGCGGGGGCAAACGAGGAGGCACGGTTTAAGGGTGAGGCGCGCTCAATTCACGAGCTACTTGCCTCTATCGAGAATGGCCGGTTT